ATCGGCGAGAGATTGAACCTCACCAGCCAGCTTGTCGGCCTTGGCAATCGCGGCCTTGGCATCCTCACCCGTCTTGCCAAGCGTATCTTCCAAAGCTTTCGTCGTCTGTTCTTGTTTGGCCTTGAACGTATCAACCGATTGTTCAAGGGTAACTAAAATTTCATTCGTATCTTTAGGCATTGTGTTCTCCTAGTTTTTGAGTTTAGAAATGAGGCGTTCTACCGCCCCCACATTCTCTAAACCAGCGCACGGCTTGGGTTCATCGGCGACAGCGCACGGCTTATCACCTGTTAGAGATTTAATTAACTCGCGCCTTTTCGAGCGAGTAAGTCCGGCCTTTGCAAGCGTAAAATCCAATTCGCGCAAACAGGCGTTTGTCTTTGTTTCCTCAGTCTCAGCGATATAATCCGCCCCGATGATAGAATCTGCGAATCCCATTTCAGTACTTTCATCAGCGTCAAGATATGTTTCCGCATCCATCATCTTTGCGATTGCCTTGTTGTCCTTATCTGTTTTCTTTGAATAAAGCTTTATCGCTAAATCATCAATCTTCCCTAATTGTTCAGCCGCAGATTCCATATCGTGTTTATTGCCTATTGCAATAGACCAAGCGTTATGAATCATAAATTGTCCGGCCTCGACAATCTCCACCTTATCGCCAGCCATCGCCACCATTGACGCCGCACTTGCGGCTAAGGCTAAAACCCGAACCGTCACATTTCCTTCATATGCAGAAAGCAATGAATGGATTGCAAGACCCTCATAAAAATCCCCGCCCATTGAATTTATATTAACAATTATATCCCCGCCATTTGCGCGGCGCAGAACTGCATCAACAATCTTTGCCGTCATTCCCATGCCGTCGCCATACTCCCCGATGGTAGAGAAGATATTTAATGATGTTTTGCCTTCTTCTTCTTTCGCTGCACGAATGAGGGGATTATAAGCAGCAAGAACGTGCGCGGGAGGCTCCCACGATAACTTAGGCTGATTCTTTGTTTTCATTCACAACCCCCGTAACTTTTCCCAAATCCTCTAGGGCTACCATTTGCCTTTGAACGTAAAGCGAGTCTCCACCTTTTTTTACTTCCCATCCCTCTAGGGTGCGGCCTTCGTTCGGCGTCATTATACCACCTTGTACGCCCTCTTTATACATTTTTATTCTGTCAAGCATATCTGGAAGCAAGAGCGAATTAAAATCGAACTCAAATTCGTACTTCCGCCAATCCTTCGGGTCTAGCAACGATGTTCTTAAAACGGCCTCATACCTTTCAAGATATGGGCGAAGTCCGAATTTATAGAAGCCCTGAATAATTTGCTGTATCCCGCTTCCCCATGAAGTGCTTGCCGATGTATCGTTTACTAGAACGGAAGGAACGCCGAAGAACCGCGCTATGTCCTCAATCTGGAATCTACGCGAAGCCAACAATTCAATGTCAAGCGGGGAAAGAGAAATCGGGTTGAACTTAGCCCCTTGGTCAAGAATAATAAGCCGTGAATCACCGCTAGAAAGAGAACTATAGGCTGTGCGAATATCGGCCTTTTGCTCCGATGTTGTTTTTGTTCCCACGGGAAGCTCAATCGCCCCAGACCTCTTGCTATCATTCTTATAAATTTTCGTCACGGCATTTTCCGCCGCTATTCCAATTCCCAAAGAGTTTCGCGCATACGCCAATGGAGAAAGCCCGATAATGCCATTGCCAAAAAGCTTGATATGCAGAATGTCATCTGCGTTATAAATTTTTTTCTCTGTGCCGGATGTGAATGTATATTGTACATTTCCGCTTTTTAACAGCTCAACCTCAACCTGTTCGCTCATCAATGGCGTTAGGGCGATAACTTGATCGCCGCTTTTTTCTTTCGCCGCAAAACAGTTTCCCGTCATCATAAGCTGAAAGGTCAAAGTCTCAAATAACTCTGGCGTCGTTTGCCAACGGTTAGGCTTGAATGATAGAAGCTGCGCAATCGGGTGTTTGGTTTCAAGAACGCGAACGCCGTTTTCAATCCGCCACATTTTTAACGGAAGAAAAGAAACTGTCTCCGTTATTAACCGGACGCAAGCCCAGACCGTTGAAAGCTGCAACGCTGAATCTGTGTTAACCGCAGCGGCGGCCTCAGCGGCATATGCCGAAGGCTCCTCGCTTTGCTTTCCAACACTTCTTGAAGTCGATGTCCCAAAAAAAGACGAAATAGCCGTCCACAAACTCATTCAGCATTCCCCTGAAAATGGCAAGTCATTATAACACACTTGCCGAAGAAATAAAACTTTCTACATCAAACACATTTTCTGGCGGCTTTTGAGCCGTTCCGGCTGCCATCAAAAGAGCCACCGCGCCGTCTATTCTTCCCCATTCTCGCTTCTTTTCAAGCTTCCTGTCGCCCGCCGCGTTTTTGATAACGCGGGCATTCGCCATACACATATTTAACACAGGGTTGTTGCCGTGTCGCATCCTCCCGTTGAATAAATCTTCTTCCACGGCGTCCATTGCCGGAGCCATAGACTTAGTCCCTTGTCCAAATTCAACCAGCGGGGCTTTCGTTCCCAGTCTATCTAGTGCGGATTCTAAAACGTCAATCCTATGCCTGTCGTATCCTATTGCAGCTATTTCATGTTCTGCAATAAGGGCGTCAATCTTCGCAGCCACAAAGTCATAGTCAATGGCGGCAAGCGGGCAAAGCTCTATAAATCCCTTCTCAACCCATAAATCATAGGGGGCGCGGTCACGCTCTGCCCTCTGTGCCAAGCCCTGCGCGGGCATCCAAAAGTAAGCGTATATATGCTTTATCTTATCTTTAACGCCACAGAGGACAAGGGCTGTTAAATCAGTCTTTTGTGAAAGGTCTAGCCCGCCGTATATAGCATCGCAATCCTTCAATGGTATTGGAGCCTCAGCGTTTTTCATCCAGATGTCCCGCGTAATGAACGGGGCAAAGCTATCAACTCTTTGGTTTAAATGTAGGTTTCTGAAAGTATTGGCAAAAGACGGCATACTCAAAGCCTTCTCAGCCAGCTTTTTCATGTCGTCCAAAGACCTGAACTTACCCAAAGCAGGGTTGGCCTTCTTCCACTGTTCCACATCATCTAGCTTACAGTCCTTATCGGCCTCGTAAACGTGGCAAATCGTCTTTGCCCGCTTTGTGTTCCGGTAATCATCTATCAAAATAGAAAGCAAATCGGCGTCATCCGCCGCCTGTGTTGATATATAAATCAACAATGGATTCTTGTGTGCACCCTGCGCCGTGGTTATAGCGTCCACAAAGTCAGACCGCGACCCCTTAACCTGCCCTATTTCATCAAGAATCGCCACAACCGGAGATAGACCATATGCAGTTTTTGCCTCAGCCGCCAATGCCCTATATTCGACATTCTTCCTCAGCCCTATGATTTTCTTCTGACTTGGGATTAGGCGCGCTAAAACAGATAAACGCTCGTCTTGCAAAATCATCTTTGACGCTGCGTTATAAACCTCAGATGCTTGGTCGCGAGACATAGCCCCTGAGACAATGCGCGAATTTTGCCGCGCCTCTGTCCCTACCGTGTGAGCCAAAACCAAACAGGCAATTAGGGCTGTTTTCCCATTTTTGCGGCCTTCCGACAAAATAGCCGTGTCGGTTATCGCCGGATTATCATAAATATCCAGAATAAACTTCTTTTGAAAATCCTCTAATTCTATAAACTTTCCAACGTGTTCACCCTCAGGAACCCTACAGAACCGCCCGATAAATTCAATGACACGTTCGCCACGAGTCAGTTTTTTTTTACACGTCACGCTAGTAATTCCTCGTCCTCAAGAGCTTCTGCCATCTCGCTTTCTTCTTGAAGGCGAGCATCCGTTCTTTTGCGAACCTTCCCTATCCATTTACCGCCCTGCAATGCGTGAATCCCCAAGCTCCTGCGCGTCCCGTTAATCTTGTCAAACATAACCGTGATAATTTTAATGCGCGGGTTTTGAATAAGCTTCGTCCCAGAACGAATTAGCGACCCCTCCTCCTCGGCCTTCTCTTGGTTAATATCAAGCTCCGCCATAAAACGCGCCAACATAGCCGCGTAGGTAATCTGGTGCTGCGTCCAGTCAGCGTTTGCCTTCTCAGAAATAATATCGTTGAAAAATTCTAAAGCTCTTTCGCTCAAAACCAAGCCACTTGTGGGCGTGATTATATCAGTTGCCTTCTCCGCTACCTCAACAGACGACGCGGGAGAATTTGAATCAGGCATGGTTTTCTCATAAGCCATAGTCTTAACCCATTGCTTTTGTTGATTTTGTCTCTCACTAAAAAATAATGT